TTATATTCAAAGAGAGCTGCAACCTTAACATATCTGGTCAGATCTCATGCGACTACTTGACGTACGTAGACAACAACATTTATTGATACACAGGATGTTACGGACATAAAAAAGCCAGCCACTGGGGGAGGCTGGCAAACTCGTAGAGCAAAATGCTGTTACGCAAACTTCGTTACAGGGTCATCCTGCAATACAAAAAATACACAATATTTAGAAAACTAATAGTGCCATGTGCAATTTTTAAGATTTTGTTATTAATTGTGGTCGCACCTTCCTTTCTGTGTACTTTCCGTATAGCTCACAGGATTCTGGGTACAAAAAAACCCGCGCATCGGCGGGTTAAGCAGCGTGGCAATGTAACCACTCTTATCATGATATGCAGATTTTTACGATCGTAAACTATTTTTTCGCTGATAAAATACAGAGGTTCTCCCTCCCGGCAATTCACGCTCAACATACCGATCCATCTCAAGCCTCACTCCCAGCATCATCAGCATGCCTTCAACAATCCCCTCCGCTTTGTGAAGGCGTTTACCTATACAGGTGTCAGAGCACCCATGTTTCCGTGCCAGCGCCATGAACGTCCCCCCCAGCACGTAATAATCAACCAGCAAGTCATGCAGATCGCGATTGTTCCGGTAAAGGCGGGCTATACACCCGCATATCACCATCGCATCATCGTCACAGCACTGCGGGCGTGATTTTACTTTTTCGGGGATCAGTCCCTTAAATCCGGCGGCAATGGGTGACCAGGTCACATCCTCATGGTTATTTGCCGCCCATGCCCCCCAGCACTCAAGAACCTGCCGGATATCACGCATCAGTATCTTTACCCCATCCGCGATGAACCATAAGAACACCGTTGACAATAGCGTGTCTTTTTCCTTCTTTATCGCCAGTGTATTTTCTGACCGTGTTGCGACTACAGTTCAGTATTCTGGCTACCTCGGTCTGATTTTCATATGCCTCAACGAGCATGTCAGGAATGGTTTTTACTGTGAACGTCATGCGGCCTCACTTCTGCTGTTTCGCAGGTCTTTAAGTTTCTGCTGATACTTCGCCTTGATGGCCCTGCACTCTTCGACAGTCCAGCGATGGCGGTTATGGTTTGATTCGATTTCGTCTACTGCTTCCTGCCCGATGCGATTAATCAGTTCGACGCGATACGGAACGAGATTTCCGCTTTTGTGCTGGTTGCACACCACGCATTGCTTGTGAATATTGCGTTCATCAAATCGGAGTTGAGGTGCCGCAGCAGTTGTCCGGTAATGTCCGGCATCCCACTGAGCAGACGTGAGCGTTCCGCACGAGATACATGGTAAGTCGCGGTCTCTTTCTCTGATGAAGGCGTTTACGGCTTGTTGGGCTTGTTTAATCCAGTAACTGCGGGGCTTTAAGGCGAGTTTTCGAATCTTAATTTTATCTTTCTGTTTCTGCTCCTCTCGTCGTCGTTTCTTCTCTGCTGTTTTTTCCGCCTTTTCGCGTTCTTTATTTCGTCGTTCGAGTGCTAATTTAGTTCCGTGTTCCGGGCTGCACCACCACTGATTTGAGAATGCCGGGTGAAACCATTCCTTACAGATTTTGCATTTCCTTCGCGCTGGTTTAGCCATTAAGCAGCCTCCCCTGTTACTTTAAGCATTCCGTTATCTAGCAGCTTTCTTGTCAGCCACTGTTGACCACGCCCGGTGATTTTTGTGGTGAACGATATCTGTATTCCGTGATTTGTATTGACCGCTGTTTCTTTCACTGTGAAATAGCCGCGATCCATATATTCCTGCATTGGCACATTGCGCCGGGCACCTGAAGCAATAAGGATTTTGTGATCGCGCATCCACGCAAACCGTTTGTTTGGACCAATACCAACAACCTTTGCAAAGTTTCCAATCAAAATTCCGCTGGCCTCGCCAACTCGATCGGCAAACTCAACTTTAGGTGCTGCGAGAGCAAGCTGTTTCTCCAGTTCAGCCTTCTGGTCTTCAAGGTCGGCCGCAAGGCGCAATGCCTCAGAAAAGGTTTGTGGTATTTTCGCGGTTGCCCCTTCGAGTTCTCGCCAGCGGTCAACAAGGCGAGCGGTGAATTCCGGCGACAACTGGGCAACGACAATAATGCTATCGCGCTTACCTTGTTCGCCTTCGAAGACGTAAGCCTCGACACTACGGCGCAGCCCTAAGTTATTGATTTTTTTCGAAAACCTGCAATGCAGGAAGTTGAATAACTCCAGATTTAGCCAGGCGCTCTATTGATATTTTTACGTTATCTGGACGACTTCCCACTAACTCAGCGATTTCAATGCTTGTCATTTTGATGATACTGCTATTTATCAGCTCATTCATTGTCATGTCCTCTCACATTGAAAATTCAGTAATAAAAAACCCAGCCGAAGCTGGGTTTGTTAAGTTGTCAATTGTCAGTAGCGATGCAGTGAAGGCGGCAACTCTTTGTTCTTAAGCCTTACCCATGCGGAAAGGTTCGTTGGTCCGTCTGGCTCATTAATATCAACATCTCGTGTGTGGTTGATTAAAACATCTCTCGCCATTCCGATAACATACGAAAACTCATGACCGTAGTCGTAGCATCTGCCGGAATAGTTCGATTGAATTTGTTTTAGCGCCGGATACAGTTCGCGGAATAATGCCTGTGAGCGGTTAGCATAATCCCATAACCATACAAGGCTGTTTGCTTCTTTTGCGGAAAGCTCGTTGGTGCTCTTCTCTTGTTTGCCAGTATTTTTCTTGCACTGGCTGAAATAGCAGTCTTCCAGTTTTTCGAACACCTCCCACGCCTGATCGGTTTCGAGCATTTTTGCATGACGGGCTGCGCCTCGTTCTGTCCAGAGGATGAGGGAGCGGGCTTTCGGGGAAATTTGTAACCCTCTTAAAGATGGTTGCAAATTTTGTGAGTAGTTTAAAGCTACCCGCAAATTTTTCAGGGCATCGCCAGCCACTTTGAAAAAATGCTTTCCTTCAATAAAGCGCTCAGCATTTCTGGCGTAGTTATTTTGAATGTTCTTAACTTCAGCACCGTACAACTGCGCCAAAAGTTCGGTGGTAATAACAGGAATCTGGTTATGGGTGATCGGGGAGAGAGTTTCAACAGAGATTTGAGTTGTCATAATGACGCCCTCGAGTGGTTTCTTAATAACTCACCACCGACGACGCCAATCTTCTGGTGGTGAACTGTGCAGGGTTGGCGTAACCGGGAAACCGACCGGCGCGGATCTCTCCGCCCCCACACAGCCCACCATAATTCAGATGTGCGCGTGCATACGACAATAAAAAACACGCTCGCGGCGTGTATCTGTCACGGTCTCTATCCAGGACGCCAATCCCGACGCCAGATTTTGCTGGCGCGTGAGGAATATAGCCCCGAATAAATCATCACGTCAATCACCTTGTTTTCCTCGCACGATGTCTTAGCCACCGGATATCCCACAGGTGAGCCGTGTAATTGAAGGTTTTTACGTCAGATTCTTTTGGGATTGGCTTGCGTTTATTTCTGGAGCGTTTCGTTGGAAGGTATTTGCAGTTTTCGCAGATGATGTCGGTGATACTTCGTCGCTGTCGCCTCATGCAGCCCTCCTGACGCCCAGCCCGATCGCCATCAATGCCGCTTTGGATACGGTAGTAAACATCCGTCGAGGACTGATGAACGGTCGCCAAATCAGCAACATTGAGCCTTTGCTGTTTCCCTTCTTCTCCAGCCCTGTCGATGGTTCGATAAAATTAATCCGTCCATCAGTGATGATGCGAACTTCGTCAACACTCTCCAGAGCCTTGCTGAACCATCCGACAGACATATCCTCTGGCACAAGCATCACTACCGTCTGTCGCTGTTGTATGCACTGCTCAGCGGCTTTTTCCACCCACGGCCTGATATTGCTGTACGGTGGGTTATTCCAGATTGCACCGTGGCTTATCCACTCAGAATTTAGCGCGTCGTCAGCCTCAGTTAGCCAGTGAGCGCACAGAGCGTTTTTGTCGCTCGCAGCTGAATCCAGCCAGAATCCAAACTCAATATCCAGCGCATCAAAAAGCCAGAGCGGCGTTTGCCAGCAGTCCTTGTCGTGTGCTGGCGTATTTGATTTGATAGTCATGCAGCCTTCCCTTTTCGTTGTGACCATTCATACTCTCGCCGGGAGTCATCACTCCACCGCACGTTGCGCTCTGAGCCGAACCAGAACATGATTTCGATAAGCTCAGTCATGCTGGCCTTTCGCATTTTGCTGGTACGCACGCCAAGCATGACAACGCCACCGTCGATACCAGGCGCACTTCTTTGCTCCAGTTTTTTGGTCTTAAGCCACAGGGCAGTGAACAGGTCTTTCCAGTCTTCCGGCGCCAGCCGTTGACCATGCCATAGCACCTGACGCGAAACATCGTTCAGCATCGGCCACATGCGGTCATTCTGCGCTTTGCTGCGCTTGGGTTCTTTAACGTGGACTTCGTGGGGTGACTTGTCGTCGATGGGTAGTGAGAGAATGGCGTCTATGGCGTTATTTCTGATTGCTTCGTTGCGAAGCAGAAAGGTTTGCTTCATCTCCTGCTCTCCGGTTCCATTTTTCAGTAGCCGCAGCAACTGATGGTGCCCATGCCACCCTGGCTTCACAGAGGTCACATTCTGCATAGCCCCACACATCAATATTTATTCCGGCCTCAACCCACAGACGAGCATTACCGCCGCAAAACGGACATTCTTTTAGCTTTGGCTGGGTTAATGATAGGTCGCTCATGCTCACTCCTTCACTTAAAATCCAGACTCCGGATAATTCTGTTGCGCTGAAACTCATTGTTGAGTTTGAACAACCGTCGAAGAACACGGTCACGCGGATAGCGTCGTGCGGCAGGTGAATGCTCATACAACTCATCAAGCGGCAAACTGGACGATGAACGATACCGATACCAACGCACCAACTCTTCACGAAAATTAGCCCTGACAAGCTCAGCTATCGTACTCATTTCTTAAAACCTCCTCAAACGCATTCTGACGCATTTTTCATTCTCGCTGCTTATCGGTATACCTTGCACGTGCTTACCTCACCACAGAGCGATTGTGATGCCTTAAAAGCGATTTATTGAAGTGATATTTGCTTAATCGAAATTCTTTTCTTTGATTCCTGCGGCCCTGATGGCTTTCATTACTGCAATTACCGTTTTGTCACGCCCATCCTCATAACCCATCGCATAAGCACCTTCTTCACCATCTTTCCAAAGGTCGTCATTCGATTCGGGCCAGTCGATATCCAGTTCAATAGCAGAGCGCGATGCCTGCCATATCACCCAGGCAAACTCTTTTAATTCATCGTCTCCCGTGAACTGGCTTTTGTCTTTTGACCACCAGTTTTCAAACTGTCGGTAGCTATCGTTCACTTCCCTCTCCCCCAAATAAAAAGGCCTGCGATTACAGCAGGCCTGTTATTAACTCAGTGATGTAGATGGTCATTGCTTCATCTCCCTTTCCATTTCATCAATGTCAACGTCATCAGGAAGATGGGAGCAATACGCCGCTATACCATGATGATTTATCTCATACCCTTTGAACGTTACCATCTGGCGCGTAATCTCAACTTCGTTCAGGAATCCG